ATGGATAATTTCGATTTAAAAAAATATTTAGCTGAAGGTAAGTTATTTGAAGAAGATTTTAAAAATCCAATTCTAGACAAATATCTAAAACTAAAAAAATCAATAGATTATAAAACAGTTTTTCCTACTGATTTACAAAGTTTTGTAGATTCACTAGATAATACTGAACGTGATGGGTTAGAAAGCGATTTAGGATTAGAAAGAGATGAGTTATATGAAGGTAAATTACATGAACAAAAATCTCCTAAATTTAAAATAGGTGATTTTGTTCAACCTATTGAAGGAGCAACTTCTTATTTATTAGATGAACCAAGAGGAACTATCTCAAGTAAATATGTTGGCCAAATTAAAGATGTTTATATTAATAAACCTGAAAATCTAGAAATGAAAGATGGTGAATACCTTTATTCAGTTACAAAATTAAATTACAGAGGAAGAATGACAATGTCATCTGATTTTAAAGAATCAGATTTAGAATCAATATCTGACCCAACTGATTATATAAAGAGTTTAACACCATATAGAAGAAGAAACTAAAATGGATCCAATTACTAAATATTTAAATAGCATAGCATATAAATTTCCTAAAGGATATCCTGATATGAATGATCCTAAGGATAAAACTATGTTATTTGAACTAGTTAAAAATTTAATTGAGCAGGAAGAAATAAGTACTGCAAAATTAAAGGCTAAATTATTAAAATTAGTTGATGAAACTGATGATGAAAATGAGTTAAAACAAATTGCAAGGTATGCTAGGGACATTAGTTTAAAAAATTCAATGAAACCTTATCTATCTTCTAAAAATTTAAGCTCAAAAGATATTTTATTTTTTCAATCATTATTAGATGAATTGGATAAAGTAAGTGAATTTTCTACAATAGCAAATAATGCACCTACATTTAATTTAGATAGCAAAAATTATTTTGATCAAATCCCATCTTTTACTCCAGAGGAATTAAAATCATTATATGGTGATATGAAAGATTCAATTCAAGGAACAGTTTCATTAGGACCAGGTGAAGCGTTTTTATCAGTATTTTTTGATAATGTAAAAAAAGCTAATGCAAAGGGAGATTTAAATATTGATGGAAAAGAAGTTGAATTAAAATCAAGAACTGGTGCATCAGGTGCAATGGTGGCTCCTAAATATGTAGTTAGAGGTAAAGGTGAGGATATCTGGAAGGATTTAGCTAAATTAGTTGATAAATTTGATTTAGATAATGATCAAAAAGAAGAGTTAAAGAAAATTGCTCTTATTAAAGGCCAAAGAGGTTTTACTTGGCCTTTTAAAATTAATAGTATTTACCAACAGGCATTAAATATGGGAGAAGATCAGAAAAAATTAACAAAATTATTTTCTGATGAAATTAGTTCCTGGTATAAAAATAAATTACCATTAGATTTTAATAAATATTTTATTAATGATGAGTTTGAAGCCAAAAGATTTATAGGAGATTTAGCTAAACAACTAGCCAGGGATTATTTTGAAGAACATAAATTTGATGGAATGATGTTTTCTAATAATGTAGGAGATTTTAAATATTATGAAGGGGATGATTTTATTGAAGATATAGGCAATACTATTATTATTTCAGCCCCATCAGATTTAGTACCAAGATTAAAAATAAAATAATATGTGTAAATGTGGATGTAATAGCTGTGAAACTAAAAGTACTGCGTTAGTACTCAAAGAAAGCAAATTTGTGCATACTCCTATATCGGAGGGGTTAAAATACCATATAGACAATAAAATACCGTTAAGCGAAAATATTTACCGCATTGGGTCTAAAGAATATATGAAGTTATATAGTGAAGCTAGAGCATTATATTCTCGTAATAAATTAGATGTAAGTGAAGATGATAAATATTTCTTAACAGAAACTCATGTTGGTGATTTTGGTATGTTTGAAGGTAAAAGAGTACCATTAGATATTCCTATGTTAGAAGAAAATATTGACACAGGTGATTTTTTAAATAAAAATAGAGATCAAATTGAATTAGATTTTGGTCCTAGAACATTTAGAATGTTACAAATCCAATTAATGAAAGATGATGAATCTTTTGTTAGAGATTGGTTAGTAGCAAATGGTTATATAGAAGAAGAAAAATTACCATTTGAGGAAAATCTTAAAAAAATAATAAAAGAAAAACTTTGTAAAAAAGGTGAAGCTTATCGTAAACGAAGAATGGCAGCAGGTGAAAAATCATCAGCTTATTTATCAGGACGTGCTGTTAAAGTTTGTAAGGGTCAAATGAGTGGTAAGAAAAAGAAAAAAGCAAATGAAAATACAGCTCCTAATCATGATGGGAAAGCTGCACCTTATGGGTCAGGATATAAAGTATTAAATATAGATGAAATAGCTGAGTCATTAAGAGATTGGTTTAAAAAAGAAAATTGGGTAAGAATTAATACATCAGGTAATATATCTGGTGATTGTGGTACAATGAAAAAAGGTAAAGCTACTACAAGATGTTTACCTAAGAAAAAAGCTCAATCTTTAACTAAAGCAGAACGTAAAGCTACTGTAGCTAAAAAAGTAAGAGGTAGTAAAAAAGGTAAACAATTTGTTTCAGTAAAAGAAAATTTTGAAATGGGTGATAGAGTAGAACTTACACCTGATTACGCAGAAACACCAGGTGAAGTATTTACAATAACACAAACATCAGGTAATAAGTATTTTATTGCTGATGAAGATGGTAGAGGATGGTATGCCTACGCAGATCAATTAGTAATGGCAGATGATGAATATGTAAATGAAGCTAAAAAGAAAAAGAAAAAAGAAAAAAAAGATCCACCTATTGGAAAACCAAAACGAGGTGGTTCTAAAGCATATTATGTTTATGTAAGGGATCCTAAAACTAAAAAAGTAAAAAAAGTATCATTTGGTTCAGGTGGTTTAAGAGCTAAAATTAGAAATCCAAAAGCACGTAAGGCATTTGCTGCTAGACATAATTGTAAAAACAAAAAAGATAGAACTAAAGCAGGATATTGGTCTTGTAATTTACCTAGATATGCACCTCAATTAGGATTAGGTGCTAAAATGAATACATTTTGGTAATGGATAACTTTGATTTAAAAAAATATCTTAAAGAAGCTAAAGAAGAAAATAATAGAGTACCTAGTGCTGAACTTATTTTACCTAGAGGTAAAGAAGTTGTACTACAGGCCGAATCTCAAGATTATAAAAGAGGATTACTAGTAGAATTACTAGACAATGGTGGTTATAGAATAAAATATTGGTATGGAGATAATGTTAAAGTATACCCTGCTGAAGTTAAAGTAGATGGAGAACCAATTAAAAAAGATGCTAAAGTAGTAGATATATTATTCCATCCAGAATTAAAATAATGAAACCTTATTTTCATAAAAATAATATAAGAGAATTTTCTAAAGATGTTAATGAGATGGATCTTGTTTGGCATCAAGATAAAGAAGATAGAAAAATAGAAGTATTAGAAGGTAAAGGATGGAAATTTCAAAAAGATAATGAATTACCTTTGGAACTTAAAAAAGGAGATCGTATATTTATAGCCGAAGGAGAAATACACCGTGTAATTAAAGGAACAACAAATTTAAAAATAAAAATAAATGGATAATTTTAATTTAAAAAAATATTTAGCTGAAGGTAAGCTGTTAAAAGAAGAACTAAGAGACGTTGAAGACGTATTAAAAAAAGCTGGATTTAGATTTGATGATGGTATTTTAGGAGGTGTAGGTTCAGGTGGAGCTGGATATTATGATAACGCAAATGATTTAATATATGGTTTTAACCAAAAAGGCCCTTGGAACGAAGAAGAATTTAATAAATTTTATGATAATTTTAGCTTTAATTCTAATGTATACGAAAAAGAATTTGCTGAAGAAAATGATGATCCTTATGACTACGATATGGTAGCTCAAATGCTCAAACCTGGTATCTATTCTATTGGAGATGAGGGGTATGTAGAAATCCGTAGTAATGGCGATGTTGAAATTTATGCTATCCCACAATTATCTGATGATGAAGGAAGAGTATTCCTTCCTGCATTTAAAATGGATGCTAGTGGAAGAGCAATCCCTCTATTTAGTAAAGACGAAATGAGGAAAATGCTAAAAGATGATATGATGTATATCTTATAAAAATAAATCAAATGGGTAATTTTAACATACATTCTTTCTATAAAAAACAATATTTAGCTGAGGCGTTAGTTAATGACGTAGATAAAATACAAATATCATATACAGACCCAGGATTTCGTTTTTATGGAATGTATCTTACTAAAGATGGTAAAAGAGATAAAATTAGTTTTAATAAAGAAGCAACAGAATATCTTAATGATTTAGGTATTGATATACAAATGCCAAGAATGTATGATGAGGATATTTTAGATAAGATAGTAGATGAATTAAAAAAATTAGGAATAGAAGCATCTCATGATGCTGCAATGGATACAACTTAAATTAACTAAAAAAACTAAAATTATGTGTAATTGTCAAGAATGTAAATGTGGAACAAGTTGCAAATGCAATTGTTGCAACTGTTAATAACTTATAGCTCGATTCATAGCCGAGTGTTTTGTAAAATTTAAAGAGATCTGTGGCCTCCAATTTGGAGGTCACATTTTTTTTTCGTATATTAATATATAAAATTTAAATATAGATGAATAAAGATGTAGTAATTGTAGGAGCAGGGGTAGCAGGTATAAATGCTGCTACTAAATTAGTAGATAATAATTATCAAGGTAAAATTACCATTATTGATATGGGTAAAGATCCATATTTAAGACCTTACGAGGAGGTAATGACAGGGTTTTTAGGTGCAGGTGGTTGGTCAGATGGTAAATTAACCTATTCAACTCAAATTGGTGGACAATTATCTAAATATGTAGGTGAAGAAAAAGCAATGGAATTAATGAAACAAGTTGTTGATAATTTTAGTAGATTCCACCCACACCCAGAACAAATAATACTATCATCTCCTCAGGAAGAACCAGATTTCATTAAACCATATTTTGGTTTAAGATTATTCCCTGTATGGCATATTGGTACTGATTATTTACATGAAATAGGTAAAAGTTGGTATGACTATTTAGTATCTAAAGGTGTAAAATTTAAATGGGAAACTAAAGTAACAGATATTAATTTTCATAAACAAGTAGTATTTTGTGATAAAGATCATCATCATTCTTATGATACACTTATATTTGGTGTGGGCAAATCAGGAATTGATTTTACTTCAAATATAATGAAACAATATAATTTACCAACTGAAGAAAAACCAGCTCAAGTAGGTGTTAGGTTTGAAGCACCACAAAAACATTTTCAAAAATTAATTGATATAGCATATGATTTTAAATTATATAGAAAAGATGATAAAGTTAGTTTAAGATCGTTTTGTACTAATAATAATGCAGCTTATGTAGCAGTTGAAGAAACATATGGTAATCATAGTTACAATGGACATGCTAAAAAAGATGAGGCATTTAGAAATGATATGACTAATTTTGGTATATTAATGGAGATTAAAGGTATTAAAGAGCCATTTAAATGGGCAAGAGAATTAGTAAATAAAGTACAAGAAAATAGTACAGGTTTATTTTATAGTCCAACAAGAGAACCATCTACAACATCAGAAGGTATAGATGTATCAGCTACTAAAATTGACAACTTAGATGTAGTTAAAGATGCATTTCAAGGATATTATAGTTACATAAAAGACTTTATTAATGATATGAAAAAAGTATTCCCAACATTAAAAGATGATTGGGGAATATATATACCGGAGGTTAAATATTTAGCTCCAGAGCCATTAGTAAATTATGAAGATTTATCATTAACTAAATATCCAAATGTACATTTTGTAGGTGATGCTTTAAGTGCAAGAGGTATATCAGTTTCAGGAGCTCATGGTACATTAGTAGCAGAGCAATTATTATCAATGAGTGATGCTATAAATGAGTTTTTAGAACATGCAGATAAACAAGGACCATGGTCTGAAGAAGATGATAAAATATATACTATAGGAGGTTTAACCAATGACAAAGAAAGATCATTTATAAAATTTCAAAATCAAATAAATAAAAAATAAATTATGTCAAAATCTAAAATAAATATAAATGAGCATATTAAGAATAGAAAATTCCGTAAAAAAGAAGAGGATGGATCTATTACTACTATGTTATGTTTAGAATGTAATGGAATAAATAAACTTCATAGCATTGAAGAACCAGCATTAATTAATACTCAACAAAGAAAAAAAGAATATTATTTAAATGGCATAAAATATGATTATGAAACCTGGAATGAAATAAGAAAGGGAAGAGAAGGTTTACCTTGGTATAAAAAACCTGCTCCTAAAGGTATGACTCATAGAAATTAGTTTGTATATTACAATAAAACATTAATTATGAAAATAGGATTTTGTGGTACAATGAGTGTAGGTAAAACTACATTAGTAAAAGCATTAAAAGAATTACCTGAATTTAAAGATTATACTTTTAGAACAGAACGTTCAAAATATCTTATGGAAATGGGTATCCCACTAAATACAGATTCAACACTAAAAGGTCAATTAGTATTTGCTGCTGAAAGAGCAAGTGAATTACTCCAAAAAAACATTATAACGGATAGAACAATTGTTGATGTAATGGCCTTTAATGCATTATCTAAATCAATGACAGCAACTGAATCATATTTTTTAAACCATACTTTAGAATGTTTAATTAATGATTATGATTACTTATTTTATATTTCCCCTGCAGGAGTTAAAATAGAAGATAACGGTGTTAGGGAAACAAATTCTAAATATAGAGACAGTATTAATAAAAAAATATTAGAAATTTTAGATGCTTATTCTAATAAATATATTACTATTAGTGGTTCTGTAGAAAAACGTGTAGAAGATGTTAAACAAGCAATTTTTTCGTAATATTTATAACAAAATAACTTATAATGAAAAAATCAGAACTAAAATCCTCAATTAAAGAAGAAATTATTGAAATATTAAGTGAAGAAGGTACAGTAACTACTGATGATGCAGGTGAAGCTGAAAAATTAGCTAAAAAGGGAATAGATGTAAATTTAACAGAAGAAGATGATGAACCTTCTAAATCACAATTAAAGGGTGCATCTAAGGATTCAATTGCTACTATATCTAATAAATTACAACAAACAGCTAAAGAAATGAAGTCTACTGTTAATAAATGGAAAACAGCAGAAGGTGAAGAAAAACAAAAATTAAGAGACAAATTATTAAAACTAACTAATATAAAAAAAGAGTTAGAATCAATGTTATAAAATTATAGTTATGAGTATATTATCAAATTTATTTTCAGGTGGAGCAGCTGACCTAGTAAAAGGTGTAGGTGGGGTTATAGATAACTTACACACATCAGAAGAAGAAAAATTAAATGCTGGGAGAAAAATAAAAGCATTAATAGCAGAACATGAAGCTAAAATGGAAGCTAATATTACAGATAGGTGGAAAGCAGACATGAATAGTGATAGTTGGTTAAGTAAAAATGTAAGACCTTTAATTTTAATTTTTTTAGTAGTTTCTACAGTTCTTATGATATTCATTGATGCTGGAACTATTAACTTTACAGTTGAACAAAAATGGACTGATTTACTACAGCTAGTACTAATAACAGTAATTGGTGCTTATTTTGGAGGAAGATCATTAGAAAAAGTAAAAAAGATATAATAGTAAATTATTCTTTACCTAAATAATGGCGGATTTAAAGAAAATAATAAGACAAGAATATATAAAATGTGCAAAAGATCCTATACATTTTATGAAAAAATACTGTTATATTCAACACCCACAAAGGGGTAGAATATCATTTAGTTTATATCCTTTTCAAGAAAAAGTATTAGGTTTATTTAAAGACAACCCATATTCAATAATTCTTAAATCTAGACAATTAGGTATTTCAACTTTAACTGCCGGTTATTCCCTATGGATGATGTTATTTCATAAGGATAGAAATATACTTTGTATAGCAACAAAACAAGATACAGCTAAAAACATGGTTACTAAGGTAAAATTTATGTATGAAAATTTACCTTCATGGCTTAAAGTAGATGCAATGGAAAATAATAAATTAACATTACGTCTTAATAATGGATCTCAAATCAAAGCAACATCAGCAAGTAGTGATGCTGGTAGATCAGAAGCAGTATCTCTTTTATTAATTGATGAAGCAGCTTTTATTGAAAATATTGGAGAAATTTGGGCATCAGCTCAACAAACACTAGCAACTGGAGGAGGATGTATAGCATTATCAACTCCTTATGGTACAGGAAATTGGTTTCATCAAACTTGGACGAGAGCAGAAGCCCAAGAAAATGAGTTTTTACCTATTAAATTACCTTGGTTTGTACATCCCGAAAGGAATCAAGAATGGAGAGATAGACAAGATGAATTATTAGGTGATCCTAGAATAGCAGCACAAGAATGTGATTGTGACTTTTCAACATCAGGTGATATTGTATTTTATTCTGAGTGGATTGATTTTATAAAAGAAACAACTATAAAGGATCCATTAGAAAGAAGAGGAGTAGATCAAAATCTATGGATTTGGGAAAATGCTGATTATTCAAGAGAATATATGATTGCAGCTGATGTAGCTAGAGGTGATGGTAAAGATTTTTCAGCATGTCATGTAATGGATATTCAAACTAATACTCAGGTAGCAGAGTATAAAGGACAAATGCCCCCAAAAGAATTTGGTTATTTTTTAACTGGATTAGCTACTGAATTTAATAATGCTATGTTGGTAGTAGAAAATGCTAATATAGGATGGGCTACATTAGATGCAATTAGAGAAAGAGGATACAGGAATTTGTACCAATCACCTAAATCAGATCAATTAACAGCAGAATCATACTTAAGAGTATATGAGGGAAATTCAGAAATGGTACCTGGGTTTACTATGTCAATGAGAACAAGACCCCTTTGTATTAATAAATTTAGAGAATTTGTTGGAGATAGATCAGTAACTATTCAATCAAAACGTTTATTAGAAGAAATGAAAGTATTTATTTGGAAAAATGGAAGACCAGAAGCTCAATCAGGATATAATGATGATTTAGTTATGTCCTTTGGAATTGGTATGTTTTTACGTGATACTTCTTTAAAATTTCAACAACAAAGTTTAGATGGAGCCCGTGCAGCATTGGGTAATATCCAAAAAGCAAAATCTTCCCATAGTGGGGGGTATAGTACTAATAGTGTTCAAAATCCCTATTCAATGAAAATAGGAGGAAAGAATGAGGACATTAAATGGTTATTATAACATATTTATAAATAAAATAAAATGGCAGATAAAGGCTTATTTTCAAGATTAAAAAGATTATTTTCAACTGATGTATTAATACGTAATGTTGGGGGTAATGAACTTAAAGTTATGGATGTTAATAAAATCCAAATGACAGGTGAATTAGAAACCAATTCTTTAATAGATCGATTCAATAGGGTTTACACTAATTCAGCTACCTCTTTGTATGGTCAACAACAAAATTTTAATTATCAAACTTTAAGACCTTATTTATACTCGGAATATGATGCTATGGATACAGATGCTATTATTGCTTCTGCTTTAGATATAGTTGCTGATGAATCTACACTTAAAAATGATATGGGAGAGGTTTTACAAATTAGATCCTCAGATGAAAATATTCAACAAATACTATATAATTTATTTTATGATGTTTTAAATGTAGAATTTAATCTTTGGCCTTGGATTAGAAATATGTGTAAATATGGTGATTTTTTCTTAAAGTTAGAAATTGCTGAAAAATTTGGGGTTTACAATGTTATACCCTATACGGCATATCATATTGAAAGATTAGAAGGAGGAATGGGATTAGACCAAGATGGTAATCCTTTAAACCCTACAGAAGTAAAATATAGATTTGACCCAGATGGCATATCAGGAACAGACTCAGGTTATTATAGTGTCCCTAACTCAGGAAATCAAGCGAATTCCATTATATTTGATAATTATGAAATGGCACACTTTCGTTTATTAACGGATATGAATTTTTTACCTTATGGTAGAAGTTACATTGAACCTGCCCGTAAATTATTTAAACAATATATCTTAATGGAAGACGCTATGTTAATTCATAGAATTGTTCGTGCTCCTGAAAAAAGAATTTATTATATGAATGTTGGAGCTATACCTCCAAATGAGGTAGATGCGTTTATGGAAAAAACAATTTCTAAACTTAAACGTACTCCATATATGGATGAGAAAACTGGAGAATATAATTTAAAGTATAATATGCAAAATATGCTTGAAGATTTTTATATTCCAATTAGAGGAAATGATTCAACTACTAAAATTGATAACTTAGCAGGGTTACAATGGGATGGAATTGCCGATGTCGAATATTTAAGAGATAAACTATTTGCTGCTCTTAAAGTACCTAAAGCTTTTATGGGTTATGATGAAAATACTGATGGTAAAGCAACATTAGCCGCTCAAGATATTAGATTTGCTAGAACCGTAGAACGTATACAAAGAATATTTACTTCAGAATTATATAAAATAGCATTAATTCATCTTTATACTCAAGGTTATAGAGATGGTGATTTAACAAATTTTGAAATTTCATTATCTACTCCTTCTATTATATATGACCAAGAAAAAGTAGCTTTAATGACTGAAAAAATAACATTAGCACAATCGATGTTAGATAGTAAATTAATTCCATCAGATTGGATTTATGAAAATATTTTCCACTTTAGTCAAGACCAATATGAAGAATATAGAGATTTAGTTAATCAAGATACTAAACGTGGATTTAGATTATCTCAAATTGAAGCTGAAGGAAATGACCCCTTATCATCAGGTAAATCTTATGGTACACCTCATGATTTAGCTGCTTTATATGGTAAAGGAAGAATGTATTCTGATCCTTCTAACTTACCTGATGGATATGATGAAGGAACAACTGATAAAGAACCATTAGGAAGACCTATTGAAAACCCTACAAATAGGGATAAACAAGAAGGTAATTTTGGTAAAGATAGGTTAGGAAGAAAAGGTATGAAAAAAGATTATAATGATACTACATCTCCTTTATCAGAATTAGAATCAAATAAAATATTATCTAAATATGAGGATATGCTAAAGGATATTCCAATCAACAAAAATGTATTACTTTCTGAAGATAAAGTTAATAAAAAAATTAAAGGAAACGTAATTAATGGTAATAATAAAAAATCTTAACGTATTTATAATAAAATAAGTATTGATGTATATAAAACATTCAAAATTTAAAAATACTGGTATCCTATTTGAATTACTAGTAAGAAAAATAACTGCTGATACATTAGCAGGTAATGACTCCCCATCTGTAAATATATTAAAAAAATATTTTGTAAATACAGAATTAGGAAAAGAGTATAAGTTATATGAAACTTTATCTAAATCAAAAAACCTTTCAGAAGGAAAAGCTAATACTGTTTTAACTACAATTTTAGAATCTTCTAAAAGATTAAATAGAAAAACTCTTAAAAGAGAAAAATATAATCTTGTAAAAGAATTAAGAGAACATTATAATGTTGAAGATTTATTTAAAACTAGTATTTCTAATTATAAATCTTTAGCTGCCTTATATACTTTATTTGAAGTATACAATACAACAGATATTATTAATCCTAATCAAATTGTAGATAATAAATTAGTTTTATTAGAACAAATGTCTTTAAATAAAATAGATAAAGATAATATTAAAAATACCCTAATAGAAGAATTTAAATCTGAAGATAAAGATGTAAGACTTTTAACTTATAGAGTAATATTAGAAAAATTTAACGACAAATATTCTCACCTATCAGATGCTCAAAAATCAATATTAAGAGAATTTATTGAACATATTGATAGTACCAGTAAGTTAAAAGAATTTTATAATTCTAAAATTCAAGAAATTAAAAAAAGTTTATCTAAAGAAATCCAATCTATAAAAGATAAAGCTACTAAAATTAAATTAGTAGAGGTAAATAAGTTTATTGTTGAAATAGGTAAAAATAAAAGAATCAACAACGAAAATTTAGTTGATTTGTTACAATATTGTAGTCTTTTAGAAGAAATAAAATCAACACATGAGCCAATACAAATATAAACTTAACGAAGTTCCAACAGTTGACCCAGGAGAAAAATTTAAAATAGGGGATACTAAAGTTTCTAAAGGTGTTAGATATACTGTTTCTGGCATTGATAAAGAAACTGGGGGTATAAAATGGGATATAGACTATCTACCTAATTTAACTCAGTTATTTGATGCTATAAATGATTTGTTTGATGTTACTAAACAAGTAGCTAGGAAAGCTAAAAATGATCGTAAGTTTAGAGAAATAAGTGACGATGCTAGAAATCTAAGAAATAAAATTCGTACACACATTAGAAAAGAATACCCAGATGATTATCAAAGGATAACAGGAAGATTAGATGAAGATTTTGATGTAGGACATCAAGATAATGAACCTAAAATGACTAAAAGTGATTTAGCTAGAGCAGCTAAAATGGCTGTTATGCTTTATAAAAAAGTAGATAAATATGATACGGGTCGTGAGGTAGATTTTCCTGGTTGGTGGCAAGCAAAAATAACTAAAGCTCATGATTATTTACAAAGTGCTTTTAATTATTTAGATGGTGCTGAGATGACTAGTGAAATATCTACAACAGGAGGAGGAGCAGGTGCTGCTTCATTTTCACCTGGAACTGGAGCACAATATGCTACACCATTTGCATTTAGAAAAAAAGGACAAAAAGCAGATGATAAAGCTTATAAAGAATTAGGATATAAAGCAGTTAAAGAAAATATAGATAAAGTAGCAGGAGGTATTCCTTATAAAGTAGAAGGTAGTAAAGCTATAATTAGCGAACCTTTAGATGATGCTACAAAAGAACGTATTATTAAAAAAGCTGAAAAAAATGGATATTTAGCTAAACCTAATATGGGTGGAGGTGTTACTATTTTTATAAAAGAAGGAGTAGGTGCTAACTTAGGACCTGGTCCTAAAGCTGGTTCTGATGGGGTTACAGATAGTGCTTATGTAAAACAATTTAAATATAAATTAGTTCCTAAAAAAATAAAAGGAGCAGGTACAATAGTGAAGCAATTATTTGAAGATGATTCAAAAAAAAACTTCCAATTAAAAAGAATAGAAGCATTTGATGGTGTTGAAGAAAAATTAAACGATATTTATACCATGATATCTAATGCTAAAAACGAAACAGTAAAATATTATAAAGATAATCCTGATTCATTTAAAGTAATTAAACCTACAGATTTAATTATGGATTATTTAACAGATATAGAAAAATTATTAAAAAAAGAATAATGAAAACATTACAAGAACAATATAACCTAATTAAAGAAGGTAAAGGACATAAAGATGTATTTCTTAAAGATGCTAAATCACGTTATCCAAACTTGATTAGTAACGTTTTAACTTATGAACAAGCTACTACTATCTTAAAACAGCGTTCTGTTATTAAAGAGCATATTTTAGGGGGTGTAGCCCAAAATATAGGAAAAAAACCAGATTGGTTTAACATTTTTGATAATAATATGGATATTATAGCTGAAAAAGATTTAAATAAAAATAGTTATAATTATGAAGACACTAAAAATGTAAATAATCTTAACGGTGAAGAGTTTAGATTAGGTGTTAATTTCGAAATGTCTAAAGTAATTGAATTACTTACTAGTGAAAATATGGGTGAATATTTAGATAAAGCTAGAAAAACTGTAGCTAAAAATTTAGGTAAAAATCCATTATATTATGTTGAAAATGCTCAATTTGGTCAAGAAGGAATTGGATATACAGGAGATGCATTAGGTTTAAACCCAACAGAAATAAAAGGTAAATATGCTGAAAGTGGGTATGGTGATGCTACTAAAAAAACAGCAAATGATAAATTTGTAGAAGTTAAAGAATCAAAAATTTCATTTAACGATTTACTAAACGATTAAGTTATGAAACAGGTATTAATTGAAACTGCCTTATTTAAACCCCAACAACTTTCATTTACTGAAGGTTTAAAATCAAAAAGAGGATTTCCTATAGTTGAAGGTATACTAGCAACTTGTGAAGTTAAAAATGGTAATGGACGTTACTATTCTAGAGAGTTATGGGAAAGAGAAATGGAAAAATATAAGGATTTAATTGATGAAAATAGAGCAGTTGGAGAATTAGACCACCCTGAAGACTCAGTAGTTAATTTAAAAAATGTATCCCATAATATTACTGATTATTGGTGGGATGGGGATAATATAATGGGTAAAATAGAAGTATTACCTACCCCATCAGGAAATATTTTAAAAGCACTTATTGAAAGTGGTATTACAGTAGGTGTTTCTTCTCGTGGAATGGGTTCACTTAAACCAATGGGTGAAGTGCAAGAAGTACAAGATGATTTTCAACTATTATGTTGGGATTTTGTTTCAACACCATCTAACCCAGGATCTTACATGCATTTAGTTAAAGAAGGATTTAATGTAGATATAACAAATACATACACTAAAGTAAATTCTATTATTACAGAAATACTTTGCTCTAAAGGAAATTGCCCAATCTGGTAATTTTTAATAATCCTAATATACGTATAATCGTAAATATGCTATAGCAACAATCTATATAGCATTAAAACTCGTATTAATTACTATTACGTTTCTAAATAAACGTACTTCCCAAACAAATTTTAGGAAAAATGAACAGAGAATTTTTAAAAGAGGCTATCGCCGATGCAAAAGCTGTTAAAGAAACTGCAATTGCAAATGCTAAAGCTGCTTTAGAAGAATCTTTCACACCTCACCTTAAAACTATGCTATCAGCTAAACTTGAAGAAATGGAATTAGATTCCATGAGAGAAGAAGATGATGATACCATGAGAGAAGAGGATGATACTATGAGAGAAGAAGATAAAGTAGATGAAGCAAAAGATTCTGATAAAATGGAAGAAAAGAAAGAATACATGACCAAAAAGGAAAAGCGCGAAGGTGATGACCGTAAAAAAGATAATAAAGCGGAAACAAAAACCGAAAAAATGCGTAAAATCGATGAGGAAGATGATTCAGACTTGGATGAAGTTTTAGCAGAGTTAAAAGACGAATTAGATGAAAATAAGAGAACTGACGCTGAACAAGAAGGATACGAAGATGGTATCGAAGACGCTAAGGATGACATGGAAAAAAAGATTAAAAAAATCGAATTAGAAGAAGACGAACGTACTGATGCTGAAGAGGAAGGATATCTTGACGGTATGGAGGACGAGAAAGCTGATGAGGATGAAGAAATTGATCTTGAAGACATGACAGATGATGATCTTAAAAAGTTTATCGAAGACGTAATTTCAGATATGGTCGCTGCTGGTGAATTAGAAGCAGGCGATGAATTTGAAGTTGAAGATGAAGTTGAAGTTGATGATGAAGTTGAAGTTGAAATAGACGAAGACGTAACCATTGGTGAAGACGCAAGAACTGACGCTGAAGAAAAAGGATACAAAGATGGTATCAAAGACGCTAAGGCAGACGCTAAAAAGGAAATTGACTCAATTAAACTTGAAGAAAAAGATGAAGAATTAAAAGAAGCTTACGCTACTGTTGAAACTTTAAGAAATGAGTTAAATGAAATCAATTTACTTAATGCAAAATTATTATATACTAACAAGATTTTCAAATCTAAAAACTTAAGTGAGAACAACAAAGTTAAGGTTTTAACTTCTTTTGACAAAGCTGATACAGTTAAAGAAGCAAAATTAATATATGAAACATTAAAAGATGGATTAGCTGAGAAAAAAGCTAAGAAAACAGTTAATGAAAATATAGGAATGGCTTCTAAAGCAATAGGTAAAGGTCCAAAGAAAGTTAACGCTCAACCAATTGTTGAATCTAATCTTATGGTAGATAGGTTTAAGAAACTTGCAGGTATAATTTAAAAACGAAATTAATTATTAACGATATTTAAAAAATTTAAAAAATGTCACAATTAAACACTTTATTAGAAAGCGCTAATCCTTACAAGTCACTACAAAGTGATGCAGCAAGATTAGCTTCCAAGTGGGCTAAAACAGGCTTACTTGAAGGTTTATCTGATAATGATAGTAACAATATGTCAATGTTACTTGAAAATCAAGCTAAACAGCTAGTAACTGAAACTTCTACTACAGGTGGAGGTGCAGGTGCTGGTAATTTTACTCCTGGTACAGGAGCACAGTGGGCGGGCGTTGCTCTTCCATTAGTAAGAAAGGTATTTGGTCAAATCGCAGCAAAAGAATTTGTTTCGGTTCAACCAATGAATCTTCCTTCAGGTCTAGTATTTTTCCTAGATTTCCAATATGGTACTACTAAGTCACCATTTACTGCTACTAATTCTTTATATGGTACTACTGATCCAGCTGGTACGTTTGGTAACACAAACACAGGTGGTCTTTATGGTACAGGTAGATATACTTACTCTACTCAATTAACTGCATCTACAAGTGCCGCAGCTGTTGTAGCTACTGCTTCTTGGGATGACGCTAATTATGATGGAGCTCTTTCATCTTCATTTACTATTGCTGCTGGTGTTTCTACTTCTGATTACAGAACTATAAGCTTCCCAATTGCAGGTTTAGATACTAACTATGACGCAGAAGCAGTTAGATCATTTACTTTATTTACAATTCCAGAAGGAGGTGCAGCTGGTGCTTACGCAGATGTTACTTTACCAGCATACACTAAAGTTGTAGGTACTGATTTACAGTTCTTAGTTATTTCTTCATCTATTGGAGTTGGAACACCTATTACTGCAGTAGTTTCTCAATCATTACAGCCAACTGATGCTGATAGAGGTGATTTTGAAGATGCTAATACTAACTTAAATAATGATAATAGTATTATCAATATTCCTCAAGTTAATGTTCAAATGTCAAGTGAAGCTATTGTAGCTAAAACTAAAAAATTGAAAGCAGTTTGGACTCCTGAGTTTGCTCAAGATTTAAATGCTTATCATTCTTTAGATGCTGAAGCTGAATTAACTTCAATCATGAGTGAGTACATTTCATTAGAAATTGACTTAGAAATTCTTGATATGTTAATCGAATCTGCTAACGCAGGAACGGAAACATGGTCAGCAGTTAACAACCAAGCTATTGCTCAAGATGCTTTTGGAACTGCAACTGATTTAGGATTTTATAATTCACAAGGACAATGGTTCCAAACATTAGGAACTAAAATCCAAAAATTATCTAACATTATTCATCAGAAAACTCTTAGAGGTGGAGCAAGTTTCTTAGTTTGTTCTCCAACAATAGGAACAGTATTAGAATCTATTCCAGGATTTGCTGCTGCTTCTGACGGTGATGCTGCAAAAGCTTCTTACGCATTTGGTGTACAGAAAGTTGGTCAGTTAAATGGTAGATATCAAGTATATAAGAATCCTTATATGACTGAAAATCAAATATTACTTGGATACAGAGGAACACAATTTTTAGAAGCTGGTGCAGTATTTGCTCCATACATTCCATTAATTATGACTCCAATGGTATACGATCCTAACACTTTCACACCACGTAAAGGTCTATTGACTAGATACGCTAAGAAAATGTTAAGACCAGAATATTATGGTTTAATTAAAGTATCTGGATTAAACACTATTTAATAGTAGTTTAACATATATTTAAAGAAGCCCCGCATTAGCGGGGCTTTTTTTTGTTATTTGGTTACCTAGTAGATACTTAGTATATTTATACTCAACAAAATAGTTATTAAAATGAAAGAAACTCCCTCACAGTTACCAATTCAAAGTTACGTAATGAATTTCCCACATACCTTTTCAACAGATGATCCTAATAATGTTTGGATGAAGGAAATGTCTAATAAAGAATTAATAATAAATAGACCAAAAGCATATAAACAGTTTATGGACTTATATAACTTTATGGCTGGACAATCATTAGTACATTTATTACCTGCAGAAGGTAATTTTCAAGATTTAATTTATGTAGCAAATTTAGGATTACAATTACCCCACATTAAAAATAAAAATCATATTTTATTATCTAATTATACCTCACCCCCAAGACAAGGAGAAGAATATGTAGGTGAAAAATTCTTTAAACAAATGGGTTATAATACTCACATATCACCTCATAAATGGGAGGGCGAAGCAGATATAAAATATTTAAAAGATAATGTTTATATAGGGGGGTATGATATTAGATCTGATATAAAAACTTATCATTGGATGGAAGAAAATTTTGATATGAATATTATTAAAGTTAAAATGGTTGATGAATATATGTACCATTTAGATTGTAGTATTTTTCCGTTGAATACGCGATCAACTATGGTTTGTACAGAACTATATGATAAAATAGAGTTAGATAGAATATCACGTTATACTAACATTATAGACATAGATATTGATGATTCAACGTATGGGATAGCTAATTCTGTTAGATTAGGAAATATGGTACTATGTGCCTCTAATATATCAGAATTAAAAAAATCAAATGAATTCTATGAGGGAGAAAAACATAAAATATCATCATTAGAAAAAATATGCTCTGATGAAGGAATGGAACCAGTAATATTTAACCTATCAGAATATATGAAATCTGGAGCTATGTTAAGTTGTATGGTAATGCATTTAAATAGAGTTGATCATTTTAAAACTCTTCTTTAATGGCAGAAAAATTAGAAGATTGGTTAAATGGAGAAGTAAAAGAGTTATCTAAAATGTCAGTTGGAGAATTAAGTAATACTTTTTTCTTTAGAGACCCAATAAGACCTACTTATATAGATAATGAACATTTTTATAGCCCAGCAGATGGAACTATTTTATATCAAAAAATAGTATTACCTGATGAACAGGTATTAGAAATAAAAGGTATAGATTATACCATTCAAGATGTTATGGGGGATAAAAATTATAATCAACCTTCATTAGTTATAGGAATATTTATGTCTTTTTATGATGTTCATATTAATAGAATTCCTTATAGTGGAGTAATAAAATATAATCGTTTAGAACCAATAGAATCAACAAACAAACCTATGTTAGCTGTTGAAAAAGATATTTTAAATAAAGTAATTAATCCTAACAATATGGATTATTTAAAATATAATGAAAGAATGTTAAATAAAATATATAATTCATCTTTAGATTATACTTATTATATAATACAAATTGCTGATGAAGATGTAAATGTAATAGCTCCTTTTAAACAACAAGAAGATTTATGTACTCAAAATGAAAGATTTAGTTTAATAAGATGGGGGTCACAAGTAGACTTAGTTTTACCTCTTGATGATAGATTTACATTTGAATTATTATTAAAAGAAACAATGCATGTAAATGCTGGATTAGATCAATTAATTAAAATAAATTATGCCAAAAACTAATATATCAAAAACTCCCCCAAAGGGATCAGTAAGGTTTTCTTTAAGTTTATCAGAAGAACAAAAAAAATCAAAAACTCAAATTTTAAAACATCCTTTTAATTTTGTAGTAGGTAAAGCAGGATCTGGTAAAACTTTATTAGCAGTGCAAATAGCACTAGATCAATTTTTTAAAAGACAATGCAATAAAATCATTATTACAAGACCTACTGTATCAACGGAAGATAATGGATTTCTACCAGGATCAGAAAGAGAAAAAATGGAACCATGGTTAGTACCAATTAGATCTAATATGAGAAAAATTTATAATAAACCTTCTATTTTAGAAAAAATGGAAAAAGAAGAACAGATTGAATTAGTTTCATTAGCTCATTTTAGAGGTAGAACATTTGATAATGCAATTGTAATTGTAGACGAATTTCAAAATTTAACAAGATCCCAATTAGCAATGGCTATTGGTAGGTTAGGTAAAGATTCTAAAATGATATTTTGTGGAGATTCTTACCAAATGGATTTAAAAGATAAAAATTATTCTGCGTATCATGATATGGCTAAATTAACAAATTCTGAATATGTTTTTAAATGTGTGTTAGAGGATTCCCACAGACATAATGCTATTGATGATTTATTAGAATTACTAAATGGATACCATTAATTTACTTCTATTTTATAATATTTATAACAAAAATTATGGCAGCAGGTAGATATTCTTTTGTTATAGAGCAAGGTGCTACTACAGATTTTGAAGTAATATATAATGGTGGAGATTGTACTCCTATAGATTTAACAGGATATTCTGCTAGAATGTCCATTAGACAATCTCAAGATAGGAATAGCCAATTATTCATCACTTTAAGTAGTAGTTTAGGACCTTGTGGTACAGGTTTAAACTTAAGTGGTTCAGTTTCTGCTCAAGGTTACCCTAAACCTTTATCATCTGGATCAATAGGAGTTTATATCTCAGCAGCTTCTTCATCACAATTAACTTTTAATGAAGGGCATTATGATTTAGAATTAATGTCTGGAAGTGGAGATTGTACCACAGTAACAAGATTACTTATGGGGGTTGTTAGATTATCAAATGAAGTAACAATTGGTAATATTGGAGGAATTTAAAGAAAAAAAATAATAAATGGCTTGTAATAATTGTGGTAATAATTGTGGTGGTAATTGTAGATCTGTGCAAATTAGCTCTAATTGTACTGAAGTAAACATAGCACTAGCTAAAACTAAAGTAGTTGAAGTTAACCATCCAGGTGCTAGAGGTGCTACTGGTATGCAAGGTATTCAAGGTATTCAAGGTATAACAGGTATTCAAGGTATTCAAGGAATACAAGGTATTAAAGGTAATCAAGGAACAACAGGTGCAGGTACTCAGGGTACTATTGGTTCACAAGGTACAACAGGTACACAAGGAACTATTGGTTCTCAAGGTACAACAGGTGCAGGTACTCAAGGTACTATTGGTTCACAAGGAACAACAGGTACACAAGGTACTATTGGTACTCAAGGTACAACAGGTGCAGGTACTCAAGGTACTATTGGTTCACAAGGTACAACAGGTACACAAGGAACTATTGGTTCTCAAGGTACAACAGGTGCAGGTACTCAAGGTACTATTGGTTCACAAGGTACAACAGGTACACAAGGAACTATTGGTTCACAAGGTACAACAGGTACACAAGGAACAATCGGTTCACAAGGTACAACAGGTACACAAGGAACTATTGGTTCACAAGGTACAACAGGTACACAAGGAACTATTGGTTCACAAGGTACAACAGGTACTCAAGGTACTATTGGTTCACAAGGAACAACAGGTAC